TTTATAGTACTTATGAATTCCGACTTCATCAGCCGGCATTTCTTTGCATTGCAAAGAGTATGTCATTGTTTGGTGGAGATTTGAAGAGGTGAACGTGTTCTTTACTTTGTCCAGACTAATCTTTTTTCGATTAAATTCTGACTTGAGGACCTGTATAGCGCGCTTGATATTACGATGAGCTAGGTAGTGGATTACTTTCCTACCTACACGCTTACTATACAGAGTATAGCACTGTTCACTTTCCATGAGCTTTTGAATGAATTCTTTCCAAGGAACATTCTCATTTCGTTTAATTAGGCTGTCGATCTTTTTTAACCTTCGGGTTATTTCAGATAATAGATAGCGACGCCTTGAGAATCTGGTTTCCTTAATTGCCTTCCCAGCCCAACGTTCTTCCGTATCAATTATAGATTTTACAGAAATCATCACTTCGCGGAATGGAACTCCTTGTGGGCTTGAGGCAGCTTTCGACAATTCACGTCGTACTTTACTTACTCTCTCTTGGTTGCTTTTAGTTATTTCTTTTGTTGATAATTTCAATGGACCGAAAAGCAGATAAGATAAGAAAGTATATTCACTACATTTCGAACTACCGGATCCACCTTCCAAGAAGGTACCGGGTAGTCTCTTGATATTACTTGTGTGGTGAATACTCAATCGACGGCTAACAAGGTGGCATACCTTACGTATAGCTTTCAGTACAACTTCGTTCTTTTTACATTTGTCTATATTGTATAAAGTGTCTGAAACGCTGTAGCCCTTGTTAGATTCAATCGCTCTCATACCGACAGCTTGCGCGATTCGTATAAAACTAGTACTCTTGGCTGTTCTTAACCCTACTCTTTCAACCAGTTTCTCACAGAAAACTCCATGAGAAGGTGAAATGAAACTTTTGTCTAAGTTAAGAACAAGGCCACATTCGGATACTTCCGTTTTATACCTGTTGATTTCGTGTTTTGACCATAAACCGACTAAGTCGTCTCCGCACACCGAATGACTCTCTTTGTTAGTATGCCTTGCGCAGAAAGCATTGAGAGTACAGAGGATGGTCCAAGAAGGACCAAGTCCCATTAGTGCGCCACAGACGACCTCTGGTTGATTAGCTGACTGAAATAGTTCCGTATCTTGTTGAACAATTCGGTAAGGCCTAAATATATAATCACTTAGTCCCTTAGAAAATGAATCTAAGCCTAGGTGTTTTATATAACTGTCCATGATAAATTTAGCAGTATCGAGACCTATTTCATCAGTCGATTTAGCGAAATCAGCAGAAAACAGATAAAGATTTTTGATGTTGCCCGAAGTATTCTTTAGAAATATATTACGTCCGCGTAATGAGTCTCTAGTCACTCCTATAGACTTAACTATAGGTAGTATCATTTGATTTAAAGTTCTAGCGGCCCATACGGTCTCGGATGAATGCTTCGTCGGACAACGGATCTTGCCATCTTCCATAACTAAGGAAAATAGTTTACATTCTCGAGTCTTTTCCATAAAGTCTCGTTTTATATCTTTGAGAATGTTCCCTTGGGAGATGTCAACAATAGTTGTCAAAATATCTTTATATGTGATCGCCCCACTTAATTCCTCCTCATTAGTGATTAACTTGTTCATGAAGTCGTCGAGGGACGCACCTTCATTGGACCATAAATCGTCGAAATTCACTACTGAGTCGAGATTATTGGGATCTAACAACTTATCAGCTCTAGCACTACGAACTATATCTTTATATCTTTCGAGGATTTCTGAGCATCCTCCGTCCCTAGTGTTAGCGTTCATAGTCGACCTTATTCCAGGTACTGGTAGCTCTGCATGTTGAAGATTTTCTTTCACACGCTGTGAAACTTTGCTTGTGCAAAGTTGTTTAATAAAATTATCCAGTTCGACCTTTTTCTCTTTCGTAAGTTCGACCTTTTGTGTTGTTAGACGCAAGCGAGCAGCATCTAGCTCTTGTTTTATTAGTTGTTTATCCACGGAAACGACTTTGATTGCCCTTGATATGGTACTTGCAATAAATAAATTTCTGTTGCAGAATCCACGGGTGACAAAGAAGTTCGCTCCCTTACTATATACATTAAGGGATAGACAACGTAACTGGTGTGCCCATCTTTTGATATATTTGATGGGATCCTTCGAACCGATGATCCTTAAGACAATTTTGTATTGTCTTAGGATGATTTTTACATTTTTTGGTGCGAAGATCTTACCACGTACTGAACCATAAGACAGTTCCAAACATAATCTTATGGCAGTCCAGTTTAATAAAACAAGTGACAGGCTCTCCTTCCTGTCGGTATTCTTCATCCTTTGGGCAGCCTTTCGAGTGGAAGGTAACCCCATTGACTCTCTATTATTGATCTTTGAGATCAATAAGTTGCCAACATGTCCTAGTTTGTAGAGTGAATCCAAATGATTTATCTTATGATTCATTCCGCTATGACTGTTGGGTCTAGAGAGTGTAGGGCTCTTCACTTTTGAAGAGCCTGTCAAAGAATGCAGTAAATGATTAGAGTTTCTATTACGATTCGTAGTAATAGGGGCCTTCTCAGAACCCAAGTGGTCCTCACAAGAAGT